CTGGTTCGACTGTTGTCAGCATTGACCCAGAATAAACCAGCACCAGAAGCTTCAACAAGCATCAACTTGCCCAGCTTCATATCTGGAACAATCAAAGCACCTTCGACCATTGCACCCAACATATCGGAGATAACTCCCATATCGTCGTTGTAAATTTGTTCACGATTGAACACAACAACTTGGCCGCTGGTCGTCAACTTGCTTCGATATTCGGTTTCTTTTCCGAAATCAGTCATTTCGAGCTTTCCGTCTCGTTGGACTTCGTCCCAAATCTTTCCACCACCTGGACGGAATCGTTGGGTTTCACGGAAGTCCTTGTTGGATTCTTCCTTGAGATATCGAGTGGCAAACGGTGGGTTGATTTCCCATCGTTCTTCCATCATCATATCGGTGGTTTTCTTGAGCAAGTTTGGCATATCAATCGTGCTGTAAGCAGCAGCATTGTTGATGTTCAAACTTACCTGTCGAGCCGAGTTCTTGACAGCTTCGCAAACAAATTCAACGTCGCTGAATCCACCGAATCGTTTGGAAGTTTCAGCAGAGTTGGCAATGTTGACGAGTGTTTCGATAAAACCCCATCGTGGTCCATTGTTGGCAAGATCGATTGACTTTTTGTCGATACCGTGCTTTTCCAACGTCTCAGGTCGGACACCGCAGGAAAGAGCAAAGTGAGCCAAGATGTTTGAACCTTCACCACCCGCACGATTTCCTGGGGTGAGGTTTGGTACTTGTGGTAGACCGTTGTTGAACATGTCGAGTTTGATGGAATTCTCGATAGCTTCGAGTCCGTGTCCCTCGTTCAAGCACTTTTCGATGTGTGGCAAATACTTTGGGTATTTGTTCATCAACAAACTGATCTGGACGATCTCAGCTCGGTTGCCAGAATTTTGAACCACTGGGGTAGGAGCAACAACAGGAATCACAACTGGTGCAGGAGCAGCCGGTGGTGCTGAGTTTTGAACAGGAGCAACAGGTGGAACAACAGGTGGAACAGCAGCAGGTGCTGGTGGAACCACTGGTGGGGTTGCAGGGGGTTCAGCGGGTGTAACAGGTAGAGCAGAGTTCAAAAGCATTGTAATAGCTTCCTTGTTTAAGAGACCGAAACTGGTATTGGAGTCACGACCACTCATTGTGACCGTCATTTCTTTGAGAACAGAGCGTTCAGCAACGTACATAGGTCCCGTTACTTCACGATTATTGACAACACGTTTTTGTCCTTTTTCGAGGAACGTGATATCTTCTTGATTAGGGATTCTGAGTCCCATACTTGCTTCGAACGGAAATCCGTTCTTGATAGCTTGTACAACAGTATCGGTTGTACTCGATGGAAAAGATGTCACTCCCTCCCCAGAAAGATTTGTGTCAGTCTTACTGATCGTTGTCGAGTGGCCAATGGGTTCCCAATGCTCGTAAAGGATTGGTACGCTATTCTTGTAGGTAATACCTGACAAGCTATAGATCATTGGATGCTTGACACCGTAATCAGAAAGATTAACAGGTTGCCCAGAGTAACCAGCAAACGACAGCTTAGTTAGGCTGCCGTTCTCCCCTGGGGTGGTAGTAGTTGTTGTTGCAAGGTTGAATACTGCTTCGCCAACTGCTGGCTTGTGTTCTTCCGTCTTGCTGTTGTCACGAGCATTTCGGATGATCTCAAGCCGTTTTGTGAGCTTCATGATCGTTTCTTTCTTTTGCTTGAGTTCTGGGTAGTATCTTGTTCTGTCGGGTCATCTTCGGTGTCGTCTTCTAGATCGTCTTCGGGTTCGATTTGCATAAGACTCGAAGCTGCTGAGACTCGACCTAGTGTGAGTATCTTGCACATATCACTGTACTCGATTTCAAGTAGGTCTGCTTCTCTTTGAATTTCTCGACGTGGATTACGTCCTCGTTCAGTGTAGTACCTTACAAGGGTCGTAGCTCCGGTTTGAAGATCGGTAGCTGTGCTGTTGCTAATCTTCTGGGGGTCGGGGTGGTTAAACACTTGAGAATAACTCAGAGTGTAAGTCAGCCCTTCTTCCTTAACAAATCTTAGTGTTTTGTCTTGGAAGTAGTTTTTAGTCAATGCTCCGGCTGTGAACCAGAGCTTGACCATACGGTGTACTACAGGAGCAAAATCTTCTCGGTCAATGTTGATGGTGTTCTTCCAAGGACCGAAGTCAACTTGGCTAGAAGCCATGTTGTATTGCCGACTGTTACCTGTCGCTAAGTTGACAGGCATGTTGATACAACGAGCAGCAGCACCAACCATTGCATCAAGAGCTTCTGCATCTTCGGCTGTAGTACCTGAATACGACAAACCTTCGAGCGTAGCTCCTGGGGGGAGAGTAGGGACCATTCCTGGTTCATACTCCCATTTGCCTGTAGGCATCCCTTCGGCATCTTCTTTACCCCAAACAGTTGGGTCAAGTTTAATAGCCATTGGAATTGCCGACCGAAACTCAGCACTACGTATGATCGAGTCTAAGTATCGTTTGACACTAGGGAAGATACAAAGTGCTGGGGAACATTCGGGTATGCCACAGATCATGTTAGCATACTTATTTTTCCACCAAAGAATGATGTCTCGTACATCGTATTCTTCTCCGGTGTCTAAATAAATTCGAATTGGTTCCCAGTTTTCACTGTACTCAATACCTTCCCACACTCGTTCAAGTGCTCCCTTTCCTACAGGATTTTGGAGCTTGTCAGCTGAGATAACACGGAGTCCGAGTTTGACTTCATGTTCGGTGTTGACCATTGCAAATGGAATTCCGATGCCTACTCCTGTTCTTGCTGCTTCTCGTCGAAGTAATCGAATAGAAGCACCTAGACCAGTTTCTTGGCAGAATTGAACCCACTTGTCTTCGATGTTAGTATTAACGTCTGGGTCAGAAGCACCACCGATTAAAAGTGGTGAAGGTCCAACACAGTCGTTAGACAAGGTATTGAGAATACCGTGGTAGTGACTACCTTCTTCATCTTGTTCCATTGAGACATACATGAGTTTTCTTCGAACCCAAGGATGTCTAATAGCTTTTAAAAATCGGTCTCTTGGAACCTCGTTATAAGGTTGAATGTCTCGGTTCTTAATAAGACCGAGATTTCTGAGTGTGTTGAGAATCAGTCGTCGCATGGTGTAATTCCTACGTCCTCACAACTGCACCCGTTTTTGGGTACAGCTTTTACAAAAGTAAAATTATTGAGAAAAGGTTTTCGAGTACCACGAGAGTTAGCTGCTTTAATCAGTTCAGCTAGACCGAACTGCTCAACTTCTTCCTGGGGTGTCTTTACTCGTTTTGGACCGACAGCGGCTTGGATAGCCTGAATGTTTTCTTCGAGTGACATGGTAGTCCTAGTTGTTGAAAGCTGCGTACTTCTGAACTGCTGGACCGTATAGAATTATACGACCTGTTGTGGAGTCTCTGAGAGACCAAAACATACATTTGTCGGTTTGTTCGGCAACTGATGAAAGAGTTACAGAAACAGAGTTAGTGACTGAGGTTAGTCCTGTGACTACCAACAAGTTCGTCTTGTCAGATTTCTCTAAACAAAACGTCATCGGTTGACCGTCGAAAGTACCACTAGCTAAAGTAATTAAGTAAGTACGAGCTTCATTGTTGAAGAATGTAAATACATTTTTCTCTAGCAGAGTATTATCGAGGTTGATGAATGCTTCTGGTGTAACAGTAACAGAAGCTCCACCACCACCCCCACCCCCAGAAGGAGCCAAACTCAAGGCTTGAACGGTCCAACGAACTAGACTTGTACCAGAACCGACAAGCATAAATGCAAGGTCTGTTACTAGCTGAGCCGTGGCTGCCGGTATCCTGGTGAGTAGTGTAGTTGTGTTGGCTAGTGTGTCGAATAGGTTTTTACCTGCTGTGTTGACACCAAAGCTAGACAAGTTTTGAGTCCACACTCCTGTTACGATTTCTGTTACTGCATCAGTAGCTAATGCACTAGCGGTCATTACATTCGGTTGCATTTGGTGAACATCAACTTGTACATGCCCAGAACCAGCACCTGTAACTCCAATCGTCCTGTTGGAATTGTTGCTAATAATCCATCTGTCACCAAATGAACCGTTGACCCAACCACCATTAGGCATAGCATTCATAACAGCATCACGGTTTTGGTTAGCTGTAGGAATGTCTCCGACTGCTGCTGGAAGTGCTGGTAGTCTGGTGTCAATACTGTTGACAGTTGTTTGTACTGACTGTAAAACAGTTAGTGTGTCATAGTTGACGACAGACCCGATCCACTCAATATACCGACTTTCTCCTGACACTGTACCGGACCCAACAATTCGCAAGTTTTCCTGGGGGTGGGCATTTGATACAGAGTAGGTGAATATGTATCGACCCGTGGACGGGTTAGTGACACTACTGAGATTGGCAGAGCGTGACGTGCCAGCAGCATTTGAAGCTGTAACTGTTGGTAGTGTGTCAAGGTTGACAAGTTTTCCTTCATTATCTCTAACGACAATCGTGAAGGCGTAAAGTGTTGATCCAGCATCGGGAATCTCCAGGAGAGGGGAACCGTAAATGTTAATGAGAGCAGACAGGTTATTGAGGTTTCCAATTGCCGTATTAACAGTGGAAATTGGAAGGTCAAGATTGAGCAGTCGAGTGTCGTTGGCAAGGAGTGGGTTGGTCGGAATAAGGTTGATCGGAGCATTGAGGTTTGCTAGCCGGGCATCATTTGACAACAATGGTGTTGTTGGAATCGAACCTACTGCTGCATTTAGGTTGTCAACAATCAATTTACCTACACTACCAACTGTTGTGAGTGTGTTTGTGAGTGTGGCAAATATAGCTGCAATACCAGCACTAGATAAAACAACTCCAGTTGCTTGAGTAATGTTGGTTGGACTAGCTATTGATCCTGGGAAGGTGACAGCAGCAGAAGCATTGGCCGTTTGACCAGCAACCTGAGTTACGTTTGCTTTGACGTTTCGATTCTCAAGTGAGAACGACTTGAGCTTGACCCTGGTTAAATCTTTGCTATCTACTGTTCCTGCGGTGAAAACTACGTCGTAATCTTCACCTACGACATATGCAGCATCAGCAGACGTATCAATGACTACCATGTGAAACCCTGCCTTACCATCGTAATCAATGGTAGTGGTGATACCAGCAGTAATCTCCGTGGTGCTGTTTTTGTAAACAGCAAACGTAGGAGCAATGCTTGGAGTAGTCGGAACTAAGGCTTGGTTGAGTGTATTGAACTTGATCCGAATACCCGAACCAACTGGGAAATCACCGTAATAGTCGTTCATGTTTAGTTGATTAAAGGATGGTTCAAAGGATCAAATACACCGCCACCGCCACCGCCACCTGCACTTTGGATTGCTCCGATGTCTATCGACGATGCAGCAACGGACACACCGTTTCCGATCGTAGCTGGTGACTTAGGGAAGCCTTGACCAACTATTGCCGATCCTGGCCCATAGTTTGCCGTAGACCTGCTGACATACGTTGGCGTCACGGCAATGCAATTTCTTTCAAGCACCGATCCCGCCGTGGTAAAATTGCCGCTGGTATTGGCATCGCCGCCCGATCCAAAGTTACAACTTTCGGCCCTGACAGTTGGCAACTCACTTAACTGGCTTGTCCTAATGCCAAACGCTCCGCCTTTTGTGAAATTGCAATTAATGAACATGACGGTCCAGCCGCCAGAACCAAAATTACTAGTTGAAAAATTGTCAGTTGACGGGCTGTCGAAAGTGCAATCAACAATGAGCGAACCCGGACCTGAATTGTTAATCAGTAGATTTTCGTTCGCCTGATCGTGAAAAAGACAACGAGAAAAAAAGTTCCCGCCCGCATTGATCCGAACAGGGTTAGAGTTTGAACGAAACACCGAGCCGTAAGCGACAATTGGCTGCGTTGTGTCTGTGGCAAAGCTAGTGCAGTTTTGAATGGCTGAGTTAATAAGCCTAGCACCTGTCGTAAGGCCAATACGCAGTTGATTGGTTGCGTGCCCGAGTATGCACCGATTAAGAGTCAATACTCGACTGCTACCACTACCTGTCGTCGAAATCCCGTTTGCCAACGTCTTGGTTGCGTTTGTGTTTTCAAGTGTAATGTCCTCAACGTACAGTTCAGAAAAACCAGCACTATCCCACTGAATTGCCGTCGTGTTCGCTGTGCATGTAAGCCTTCGAGATGTACCAACAGTGTTGGACCTAAAAACCGCATAGTTGCCTGCGTTGGGCCCGCTGATGCTCAACGTGCTAGTAATCGTCTGATCGGTTTCAAGTAAGCACTCCCAGCCGGGACGCCATCCGTTAGCCGACAAAAGAGTCCTAGATGATGCAGCATCCAAGGTTGCTCTCTTTCCTCCAATTGCCCAAGTCTGGCCTGTTGCAGTCACACCGTAAGCCAAAGCAACTGTCACGACTTTGGTTGTATTGTTTACCCCAGTGATTTTCGCAAATTGCCGACCGCTCGATGTCGACACCCACAGGCAAGCCGAGCCGTCAGTTGCGACACCAGAAAGATCCGGATTGTCAGCAATTAAATTAACCGATGTTGTAGCGTTGAGGCTAGCTCCAGTTCCAAAGATAGCCGTTGCTGGACCTGCTCCGCTAGCTTGCGTGTCGGACCCTGTAGAAACATTGAAAACGATTTTTGGTTCTGGCATTGCTTAGAATTCCGGTTCTGTTTCGGGGTTTCCGTCCCATACGTTCATGGCCTCTCGATAGGCTTGTGTGTAGTCTTGGGCATAGTCGGTTTTTGTTTGCTTGTATATCTCAAGCAAAAGTTTAGCTTGAGCTTCGCCCACTTCTTCTGGGGTGGTTGTGATGTTGTTTTGTTCGAGGACGGAGATCATCCGGTTAGTGTGATTTGCCAAAGCTATTGCGACTGGGTGGTTTAATGCTCTCAATCTAGTATTGATTGATGGATCACCTAGTTGAACACCACTTGCTGCTTCGGTAATCATCCATTCGTAACCAGCTTGTTTTACTAAAGTTAGGAAGGCAGGCATGTTATCTCCGCCAATAAACTTAGCAATTTCAGTAAGTCGATACATTTTGAGATCGAGGTACTGTACGTTCTTTTCTTCCAATACAGTATGTAACTGTACGGGAGTAAGAGTTTGCCAACTAGGAATTGCTTGGATGAGTTGTTGTATGGTCATGCTGTCCTCGATTTAAGGTTGTTGATTTCCTGTTTGAGGGCAGTAATTTCGACTTGTTGTAGGATTTGTGTCTTGTAAAGTTCAAGACGATTTTTTTCGCAATCGTCTGATCTTACTTCTTGTTTGACAAGATTCTTTTGAAGATCTTCGATTGCTTTGGCATTTGTGGATTCAAGTTTACGGTAGAAAAACGCAACGATGGTTGAGAGAGTAGCAATCACAGTCAAGACCCCTTTTACCCACCAATCATTTGGAGTTGGTTCTGTACCGTCCATTGTGTTTCCTTACCATTCGTAAACGACAATAAAATCTTTGTCTGCTGCCTCAATGCCGCCAAGTTTGATTTGTACCGAACTTAAACCAGCGGTATATTCTGGCGGAATGTTGATTGATCTGACGGTAGCACCTACCGTAAAAGACAAGGCTGTGTTTGAACTGCCTTGAAACAAAGTGTCATAAGTTCCATCGGCAATACCACCACTTAATGAAAAGCTAGTGGCTACAGCCATAACTGGTGTTCGAATTCTGACCACCTTTGCTCCTGGGGGGAGAGGAAGTGGTTCTGAGTTAGAAGCTCCAGCTAAGACTCGAATTGTGTGTGGTTGAATCATGGTATGTTTGGGCAAACTCCGTTAACACAAAGACCTCGAACTACAGCTTTCATACATTCTCGGTACGCCCCAACGTCTTGTGGATTGTACTTTGCTATTTCTCTGTCAACTGGGATTCTCCACACGTTGAGCCAATCTTTGCCTTTACTATCGATTTGTCGAATCGAAAAGCAAAGTTCGATTGTAGCAGTTACTGCACCCTTTGCTTCTGGTAGGGTTGGTGGTAAGCTGTTGATTGTCTTGATTAGGTTTGTTTGGAGGAGTTGGGTTGTTGAAGCATCTTTTAAGGTATCAATACCCGTTCTAGATACTACTCGTAGACTGTCAAAGTTTGGAGAAGGAACTGGAGTAGGAGTAGGAACCGGAGTAGGAACTGGGGTTGGCCCTGTTCCTGGGGGAGTAGTAGGAAGCATACCTACTACATCTATTGTGTGGAATTGGTAGTCAATAGCTGCTGTCTTGTCTGCAACAATCAACCCAAACTGGTATTTGCCTGGACTCGGAATGGAAAAGAAGATGTTCGAACCACACGTCGCTGACTGTGATTTTAGTTCTTCTGGTATGATCCAAACTTTGTTTTCACCGACGGCATCCTGATGTGATAGAAAAACCAGCGTACCAGCCAATGCTGTACTTGGCCCCTTTATTGTTGCCTTCACAGTCGGAGTCTCTTGCCCTAGTGCGACCTGAGCAAAGAAAACCAAACAAGCAAACAACATCGTAGGAGCAATGTTGCGTACTTGTACAAATACCAGAGGGTTGAAAGTTTTCATGATAAACAGAGAGTGTTGAGGTTAATCGTTTTTGGGAGACTCGACGTACGACTCAGCAGTTGCCGGCTTTGTAGTTGGAGCTTTAACAGAACCAGTATCAGACACGAGTTCGGCACCCATCGTTGACAGGTTTGGTGCTGGAGCTGGTTGTTGCTTTTTCTTGCGGTTCTCCATGATGGCTTTGATAAGCTCAAGGATAATTGGGATAAGAACTTCCCAACCTTGAGTACCAACTGTTGGTCCACCAGAAGCAATGCTGACTTCCAAGCTGGCAACTGCCGATTCAAGGTCAGCACAAAGATCGTCAATGTCTTTGACATTGAGAGTGCCGACTTCGTCCTGGGGGAGAGTTGGTGGTGAAAGCTTGGCAAGCAGACAACCAGCAACCCACAAGGCTTGCTTGACGGTTTGTACGTTGACTCCGTTACGGACATCAGCAACAAGGCTGAGGACACACGAAAGAGAAACGTCGTTTGGGAATTGAGCTGAACAGGACATTATTACACCTTTGTGTAAAAAGGACAAACAAACGGAAACTAACGACTGAATCTGCTGGGTTGAACATTCGAATGGTGTGTGTACCAGTTCCTAGGTTGTTTCCAGAAACAATGTACACTCCACCTTCGAGTGGACCTGTGTTGCTCGACAGCACGTTTTGTACTGGGGAGATTGGAATTGAACCGTTTATCATACATACACCAGTTGATCGTTGAGGAGAGCATTGATGATCTCCGAAGTTTGTGGGATACCATGTCCGTGAGCAGGATCAAAACCTGGTTCACCTACGTCTTTGGTGTAGAGCTTCAAGAAGTCTCTTACACCTTCGATGCCGTCAAAAACAGCGTAACCTTCACGAAGTCTGATTCCTTGGATAAGGGCACACAGTCCAGCAAAGTCTGGAGTTGCCATGCTTGTAAGACATCAAGTTCTCTTCCTCCAGAAGAAAAAGATGCCCGTTTACCGTCTTTACGGTAAGCTCCGATAGCAAGGCATTCACTGTGGTATCGGGCTGGATAGCCGATCGTATTTGCACGACCAGTATACCCTGAGTTACCAGCAGCAGCTACGACAATTACACCTTTAGTCCAGGCATATTGTAGAGCTTCTTGCATTGGTTTGTAAGGAGAGGATGATCCGAGAGATAAGCTGATAATATGAGCACCAGCTTCAACAGCCCATCTAATTCCTTGGGCTATTGCTTCGGATGATCCACTACCTCGATTCGACAAAACCTTACCGACCAGTAGAGAGGCAGCAGGAGCTACTCCTATGCCCTCTCGTCCTAAGACCGTTCCTGCACAATGGGTTCCGTGCCCATTACCATCTTTCCAGCTCTCACCCTGGATAAATGATTTCCCCTCTACTGGTTCTGGTAAGACGTCGTGTGGATTGCAACCTGTGTCGAGTACAGCTACTTTGATACCTTCTCCACGGTATCGTTTCCAAATTGGTTCGTAGATAGCTTTTGGTCTGTGCCAGAGTTCTGTAGGTACTCCAAAAGTTTCTACTTCTGAGAACTTTAGGTCTGGTGGGAATGATACAGGTGGGTTGTACATTTTTGATACGAAAAAAGGTTGGAACCTAGAGCAAGCCCTTGGAACCAACCTTTTGAGTCGTATCATGTTGTGATACTATTCAGGTGCGGCTCCCCGTAGATTATACGCAAAAACCGCTAGAAAGTCAAGTAAAATTTTCAAAATAACGCGAAAAAATATCACGTTGTGATAACACGGACGCCCTGCAAGTCAGAAATACCTATATCACCGTTTGTACAAGAGTGTATATCGGTATCCGTAACTGTAAATCCGTTAGTGCAACTTCCGTGTTGCATAATATCAAGAAGTCTTGTAAGAGCTTCATTTCTTTCTGCATAAAAACGTGGACTTGCTTTTAGTTTACCACACAGTCGACATTTGAACACGTAACCGTAGTCAACTTTTTCGGCAGCCATTATAAGTCTATTCTCCTTACGTTGAAGTATTCGGATGGAACTTCGAAGCTATAACCTGACTGTAGAGCTTCTGTTTGGTTTTCTGGAGGACAACAAAGTAGTTCTGTTGGAAAGTTTGCTTCTGTTTGTCTTCCACAAGTTATCCAGTGTTGTTCTGAGTTCATTCTTTGAGAAGAAGGAGTTCCTACTCGAACTGGAGTACCTCTAGCTGCTCGTTCGGCATTTTGAAGTTCTTGTTGAGTCCAAGGAGTCTTAGCTTCCTTTCCTGTAAATGATTTTGCCATACCATTTGAGATAAGAATAGAAGAAAGAGTGACACTTCGAACTTCTGTTGGAGATTCAAGGTTTGTGTACGGAACCCACACTTGTCCGACGAATCTACCACTAAATTTATCGGCTGTGACATACTGAACACGAATTGCGTCAGAGTGGATAATCAGCCAACGAGTCAACCATTCTATGATGAACTTACCAGCGTCCGTGTTCTTTTCTGGGGTGTCGATACCGTGTAGACGTAGTCGACGGTTCACAAGGACTTCTGTGAAAGGTGTGCATGGAAGGATACAGTCGAATGTATCTCCGTCGAGAACTTTGAGTGCAAAAGGTTTGATTAGGTTCATTTGTTTTTCTCTCTTTCTAGTTCTTCTATGAATGCTATGAGTTTACCTTGATGGTAACCTTTTGTGTAGCCTAGTTTGTATGCAGAGTGCATACAACAACCTAGACTTATAGCTAAACTTACAAGAAATAAGATGATGTCGTTCATTTGGTATCGTCTGGGTGAAGGTAAGTGTCAGGTTGGTCATTGCTGTCTACTGCTTGCCACAAGGCAAACGTAAGACGAGCCATTGCATTGACTAGGTGTGGTTCGTCTCTGTTGCCACGATTCCATTCGTTGATATGGTTCATGGCATGATTCAAGTGATCCCACTGTGGAATGTTTTTCCAGTTATCCTTGCCGTACTTTCTGGCACCAAAGCCAAGGCATTGAGCAAGCAAACGAAGTACGACTGGTGGGATGCAATCAAATCGAGCATCAAGGTGAGATTGTTTGCCACCTTGTTCATTCACTACGGTTGTCGTTTCCTGGGGTGAGTACGGTTTGATGATGTCCTCTGGTATGTTAGTTCCATGATCGATAAAGCCGCCATGCTTTGAGTACCGCTTGATTGAGTATTTCCAACCATACACTCCATCGAATGGGTGGATAGATGTTATGTACACTTCATCTTCTGGTGGTCCGCATATGACACGTTCATTAACTTTGTACTTCGGTTCTGGGATGGGTGGTGTTTCTTTTTGAAGTTCGTTTTCTAGTATAGAATCTAAATACGCTCCTCCAGCAACAAGTATTTTGTATTCGTACTGTTCGTAGTTCGAATTGTAAGTACAAGTTATTACTTGACCGGCTTGGTCGTAATATAGAACTAAATCGCCAGACATAAACTTTGGTGCTCGTGGTGGTGGGTTTGGTGGTGGAGCAAGTTCGAGTGCAGATTCTTTTATTTCTGCAGACGGTAAAGCTAGTATTAGGTTAGAAGAAGAAGGTTCATTTAACTCAACAGAGTAGACCCAATTACTGGCTATGTACTTACGATTTGTTACTTTGTACCGAAGTTGTTTGTAGATAACTTCGTCACGAATGTTAAACTTTGGTGGTGGAACTGGTTGTTTGGTTGTCATTTTTTGCGGCTTTCTGTCTTTGACAAGCAAAGTTAGAAGTAGTACGACGAGTACACCGATGTTTTTAGGAGTTAGCAAACTAACTCTCTAAAACATCCTTACTTTTGACTCTGTATGTAAGCGTTCATATCTAATTTCTTGGTTTCTTTACGGGCTTTGAGGGTACAGCCTGCTTTGATAAGTAGGGCTGTAGCTCCGATTGTGTTGTCAAAGAATTCGTTGTCGTGAATTTTGTCGTCTTTGGTCCACTCAACTACGATACGGTTCTCTTTGACGTTGGTCTTGGTTTCAGGTGATTCAGAAGTTGAGTGGTCAGCAAACAACTGATGGTCTCCAGGATTTTCTGGGATGAACAGTTTGTTGCTACCAATACTTCCTGGGCGAGTGATCCAACCACGATGTACTAGAGTCTTAATAGCATTGGTATCGATCTTCAAGAGTTCGACTACTCTATCAACACTTGGTGTCGAAAAACAATGGAAGTGCATTGTTCTGTCACCGTGTACTTGTTCCATCATAGGTTTATCTTTTACACCATAGAAGATACCCTGAGTACCAAGCATAAGAGATCGGTGTTTGCTCTCACGAATAGCACGGAGAATATCGTCAGTTTGCCACATCGTATCGAACCCGATGTATCTGTGGACAATTTCGTGACCATCTTCTCGTTTGTATAGTGTGTTAGCTAAGATTTCACCGAAGTCTTTGACAGCTTGATACATCATACTACCATAATCTTCTCGTTGGATATCAGGATAGATATGTTCAAGCTTTCGAATAATCTTTCCTTTCTTCCAGATAACTCCAGGTTGTGGTGGGTATGTACCATAGTCAATGATGTAAGGACGAAGTTCAATGTCAGAAGTCATTGTAAGATAAGTCAACAAGTCTCCGTTACAGTCAACGTGAGTAACTAAGTGCTTACAATGAGCAGGCACCATTCTCCTGGGTAGGTGAGAAATACGTGTTACGATTTGTTCGTGGGTGGCTTTAAGAATTTCTTCGTCGAGATTCTTTCGAACAACAATACATTGACATTCAAAGTTGAAGGCTTCTTCACCTTCTTCAAAGAAAAATGTCATAGCATGGTGTACGGCAGATAACTCAATTGGATCGTCTGTTTCCCATTCGTATGCCCACTCCCAGGTAGCTTCTGCACCTTCGTGTAGAGCATCGTAGTTATTACGAACAAACTCTGATGCACGACGTTGAGCTTTTTCTCTGTCACCTTCCTTGCGACGATCAAAGTTAAGAAGGATAGCTGCAAATTCTTCCCACAAGTCCATGTTCTTAGGCATGGTTTTGAGCATAGAATAGAGAGCTACTTCCCAAGATGGTTCGTCAAGAATAAAGTGTGTTGCAACGTCACCCTCGATGTTTGGGGTGATAGTCATAATTGCTCGAATTTTCTTAGCATGACTACCACCGAACATCACAGATCGTTTGATTGTGCGAATGATCTTCTGAGAAACAGTTGGACTAACTGCTTCCTTGTCAGTTTGAATGTCGTCAATCAAAACAAAGTCGGGTCTAACAGATTTTCCAGCATTGGGACCGTATCGAATTTTCTTAGAGATTCCTCGAAGATTATCCTTGGTACGAACTAGAATAATAGCACCGCTGCTTGGTTCTCCTGGGACGTAAGGAAATTGTACACTGTCTTTGCCCCAGTCGATACCAGTAGGTTCGTCGTTTAGAGTTTGCCTACTTGCTTTGAATGCTTTACCTTCGGTTGCTTGAAAGCATTTCATGACTACCGGAAAGTATTTGCTCAATACATCGTTTGTTAGCAATTCTGTTTGAAGTTGCTCCATGATGTCTTGTGACTTGTCGATAGCCGAAGAAACTACCAGAGCAAACTTGATGTCACCTGTGAGGATACCAAATAGGAGTTGGTTGATTGCTCTGGAGGTCTTAGCAAATCCACGAGGTTCTGCTTGAACAAGTTTACCACGAGACTGAACGATACGTTGAAATCTACGAATGGCTGTGTTTTGTTCTTCACCAAACGGTTTTTGACCCGTACTGTTAGGAAACAAAACTTGGTGCATTTTGACGTAGTCTAAACGTAGTTCTTCCCTTGCCGCCAGTATTTCTGGGGAGAGGGTACAATCTGCTTCGACGTTGTGTACAAGAGATCGCATGAGTGCTGATCTTTTGTCGTTACGACTATCGACAGATTTCTTGCGGGTAATAGCTTGTAACAAATCGTCGGGAGATAAAGTTTCGGGGATTGTAGAGTCACTATCAAACTCCCCAAACATATCGAAGTTTTTAGGCATCAGTCAAATCCAATATGTCGAAGCGACTTAGTAATTTCTGGAGCAAGTTGCACTCGTAGTACCTTACGACCTAATCCAGAAGCTGAGTCTGTTTGGTGGCCGAATAGTAGTCGTAGTGCTAGTAAATCTTGAAGTTCTCGATTTACACGTTCGATTGGTAAGTTGGTAAGATTCACAAGCTCGTCACGACTCCTGGGGGTAGTCATAATATGCTTGCAAATCATCATGCGGGCAGATTTGTAGTCAATGATGTCTTTGACGACTTTCATGACTAACTGATCTACTAGGTGGTTTGGTCGGTCAAGACCTAAGACAACTGGGGCACACATGTACAACATGGTAAGCTGGCCAATGAGTCGAGCAGCAACTTCAATGATAGGTTGAGAAGCTATCTCACGTTGACCAAAGTTTTCTCGGTCGACTTTGGTACGAAGTGCAGCTGCCAACCTAGCCCAGATTTTGATGTTCTGTTGGTGTTCCATATCAAGTTGTGTGTTGCAGTTCTTTTCCATCAGCAACTCAATAAAACCTTTAGCTGCTGCCACCACCGGCATTTCTGGGGGGAGAGTTGATGGGTTGATTGCTGATGTCATAGATCGTTGAAGCATCCTCTCCTCGATCAGTTCTCTGTCACGGTCTGACAAGTCAAGTTCGAAGTCAAGAAATCGTTCACCAAGGAACGCTTGGTCAGATCGACGAAGTACGTGCGTACCACAAAGAATCATGGTACTACGGACGTTTCGGTAATCGTGTGAAACCATGTTCTTGTAGAACGTAGAACTGTCTTTGTCATAGAAGTCTCGGAGTTCTGAGAAGATTTGTTGTACGTTTCCTTGCTTCATCAGAGCATCGGCATCTTTGACGATCAAAGTCTTGCCAGCAATAAGAGGAATCAAAGATGCGTCAGTGTTACCTTTCTCGTCTTTCCAACCAGAAAACAAACCTGTAAACGTAGATTTGAGTACAACTTGGCTAGAACCACTGACCACTTTGGCGATGGTTGTTTTGCCTGACGATGGAGCACCAAACATACGAACCCATAGCTGCTCGCCTTCTACCCTGGTGGAGTAGATGGAAGATATGACTAAGAGTAGTCCTAGCTTCATGGGGTCGGTTGTGTGATAAATTGACTCGTATCGTTTGACTAATTCGTCGTAAGAAGTACAACTGCGGTCTGCTTCTACAGTCTCGATTGTGTTCTTAACGACCACAATGTTTTCGGGGGAAGTATAAGGTTTGATCCATTCTTTGATCTTACCGAAGGAGCCTCGGCCGTGGTCTTTGTAACAATCGTTGAGGTCGTAACCTTCTGGTTTGTCGGAAGGCCAGTCAAGAAATGAAATCGACTTTGGTTTGTACTGGGAACTAGAAATATGTTTAAGAATTACTTGTTCAAACCCAGCACGACCAGAAGGATCGTTATCATAACAAAAAACAACATGCTTCTCAGACAGAGCTTCACACCAGGCACTTTTCCATACACCAGCCCCAGGAACACCAATCGGGGTGATGCCATTGGAAGCAATGATAGCTTTGGCAGCTAGCCGATCCCAATGTCCTTCGACAACCCATACGGTATCTTCTGTGGTTTCATCCCAGTTCATGAGTGTATGCTCAATTCCTGGGGATGCCATAATCATCCATTTGTCAAACCATTCTTGAGTAACCTTGTCTTGTTTGCGGATCAAAGCAACTTTGTAAAGGTTGTTCAGCTTGCCATTCTTGAAGGTAGGTATCAAGTACGTTCCGTTGTAGTCGTTGTACTTGAGTCCAGCTTCTTGAATACAAGAAATTGGTAGTTCTCGAAGGTTCGCAATAAAGTGCGAAGTACGAGTCATGTTGTCAAACCGATTGTACAGTTCTCGAATGAACGTAATCGGGTTGCCACTTTTCATGCACACTTTACAGTCCCAGAGACCGTTCTCTTGGTTGTAGAAAAAGTGTTTTTCTTTCTCACAAAATGGACAATCAGTAATGTACTGACCACCATGTTGTTCGGGTTTGAAACCAGTATGAAATTCAAACAGATGCACGTTACTCTCCTGGGGTGGGTTAGGTGTTTATCTACGACGACGAAGTAGACGTTCTCTCATATCAAAGAGTGCTTGCCTGTCTGCTTCGTTGGGATTGTTGAGTTCGTCTTTGACGATCTCACTTAGTTCTACTTTCCTCTCAGCTAGAGGAATTGTTGTGTTGAGCATGAGTTCTTCTGCTTCAAGTAGTGCAACTTTCAGCAAAATTACTTTTTCTTTGAGTGTGTACGGTTCGGTCGGCATTGTGATTATTTGTGTTGTTGGAGTATTTCTTGAACGATTGTGTTGGTTTCATCGGCAGGATTGTACAGAAGTTCCCAAGTAACATCACAAGTTGGTATGAGGCTTTTACCTGCTTCTGAGATTGCTCGGCACTTTGCTTCAATAATGAGAGGCAAAGCTGGTACAATCTTGACTTCGGTATCGAGACCGTCATGTAACTGTGAGTTCATCTGACAATTGAACTTACGATAAAGTGGGCTTGCGTCCCAATTTATCATAGCAAGAGTCATGATCCAGCCAGCAGCTCCCTGGACAAAGTAGTTACAGGCTTTGAATGGTTCGTCTGGTGGTACGTCGAGACGATAGCCACCTAGTGTGTGAATAGCATACGTCTTGTGACGAACGTAGCATTCTTCGGCAAGTTTACGTCTCGAATCTGTGAATTCTTTGATACCAGGAAATCGGGCATCAATCTTTGCACAGTAGTTAGGTAATGATGTACTCTTGCTTCCGTGATACGTTTCGTTTGTCTTCATATCTGTTGCACCATAGATACGAGAGAAATTACCGTTCTTAACTCGCTGGTAAACTTTGAGAGCTTTTTGGTCAAGCTCGTTGAGTTGACTCTTGCTCTTTGATTTAGCTAGTCGGTAAGCATCCATTTGTTCTGGAAAGATAATTTCCATAATCATTTCGTGGACTGACTTGCCTGCTTCAAAAGCTTTGATAAGCTCTACGTTACCAACAGAGTAAGCCCAGATACGAAGCTCGATGTTCACCATGTCAGTACAGATCCAGACGTATCCTGGGGGTGGACCGAATAAGAATCGGAGTATTTTGTCTGAGTTCTGATCGTTAGGACTGTTCGAGCTTTGACGAGTTTCTCTGGTTCCTGTGATGTTGAGAGACGAGTGGGTACGATTGTTTTCATCAAGCCAGTTGATGTAGCTTGTGAGGTCGGTAATGTGTTTTTGTTTCTTCTTGTACAAAGCAAGCTGGACTAAAGGCTCAGCATCAATCATTTCGGAGTACGACTTTAGAGCTTTCTGGTCCATTGCTGGGACAGGTTTCTTACCTTTGGTTTGGAACTTTACTGGAATCTTTAGTCGGTTGTGAATCAAGTCGACTAGGTGTTGACGACTATTAGGATTAAACCTATAGTCGATCTTAGCTAGTCTCTTGATATTCCAACGATGTTCTTCCATTTCTTTCTCGAACTTAGCAATCAGTCTAGCAGCTTTTTCTTTGTCAAACGATTTGCCGTTGGTTTGAATGTTGTAGACAATGCGGATCAGTTTCTTGCGAGTCTGGTAGACGTTCCAAAGACCGTCAACCATAATGCTTGTCTTGAAAGCATCCCACAAGAGTAGGGTACGCTCAACGTCACCTACAGCGTAAGTACGACAGGCATTTATAGCAAGCCAGTAATCCATCTTCCAGAACATCGTACCGTTCTTGCGTAGTCCTGGGAAGTGGTGGTGTCCTGCTTTAGCTACACAGTATCCTGCTTTGCGTGCTTCCTTGATTGCATCTTTGACTTGTTCTTCGAGAAACACTTCGTCAACGTCAGAATAGTTGAAATACTTGACTCCGAGGTCTTTAAGATTGTGGGTGTCACCAGAACAAACACAATGAGAAGCTAGCAAAGTATCTTCGAGTTTGTCCCAGAATAGTTCTGGTGGAATCCCGATAGAAGCTAATGCTCGAATATCAAAGGCAGCATTGTGAAAGATAATCTTACTTGCTGACTTGACCAGATCAATAAACTCTGCAACTTCATCTTGTTCCCATGTAACGTCACGAGTGTACGGATCAACTCTGCCTTCAAAGACGTAGTTGCTTTTACCGTCACAAGCTGTAATCATGAATGGACGACACCCATGAAAAAAGTCTGTACCTGTTGTTTCTGTATCAACCGCTAGAATCATTACGAGTTACTCCTTGAGAGTGCGTTGTGGCATCGGTCTTTCCATTGAGCAAGATACGATTGGTTTACTGGTCGATCTTCTGCAATTCGACTAGCTTCCCAATCTTCTCCTGGGGGGTGGAATGTTAGTTGGTTCGGTCTGATATGTGTTTTGTTGACGTATCGAACTAAACCTGTTGGTGGGTCTGGGTACTCTAGTCTACGGACTTTTCCGTCAGAGTAAGTAAATTCGGCAACGGGTGCGTGGGTTTCAGATTTCTTCTTGTTGGGCAATTTTATCTTTCCTTATGCGAGGTTTTCTTTTCAAGTACGAAGGGTTCGTCACGGTAAATGACACATTGCAAGATTGGCATGACCAAGTAGGACCAATTGCTTTTTCATACAACTTATCGTGACCGCACGATGGACAGCACCGCATTAAGTACAGTTTGGTTCGATTTTTTAAGTCTTGCCAATTTGTCATAGTATCGACCCTATATTCGTATTTTCTAAGTACAAACAAACAAAAATGAGTCAGACAGGAATCGAACCTGTGTTCACGCCTTAAAGGGGTACCACACACATTACTGTGCTCCAATTTCGCGTTCTACCACTGAACTACTGACTCAACAAAAAGGACCGGGCAGGACTTTAACCCGCCAAAGCCGCTAAGCTCGCTCAATGCCGATCCTTGGTTGGTTAAGCCAACCACTCTGCACAACAAAACAGTAGATTACTTAGGGTAATTACTCCCTGACGATGGTACTGCCAGACACTTACATTCTGTTTGGGTTGAAGGAGCTGTGCTTAAGTAAATCCTGTAGTGTACCAGTTCAAGGTCAGCGACGACTTAGAACTGGTGGGTAGGATGGCCAAGCAAGCCCCAAACAGCTATTCGTACAAGTTGCAAGCAAACCAACCCCAAGCTCGGAGTCGTCGATTGTAGCCGTAAGCTACACCTGACTCACGAAGTTTTCGTTGATTGTAGTAGCAACATTGTCGAACAGCAGCTTCTGGAGACGAAGTAGAAAAACCTACACCTTCGGCAGAACCACCACCGAAACCACCACCAACGTGGCAACAAGAACCCATTGCTGCTTGTCGGTTAGCTTTCGATTGAGCAACACCACAAGCAAATCCTTGAGCAGTAGCTTGTACTACTGACCTGACCGGCTGTACTTCCTGGAGGTAGTACACTGGTGCTGAAACGACAGTACCGACCACTTCTGCTGTGTCGTAGACGACAGATCGTACAGGAGTACGGCAGGTTCCATTGGCACAAGGCTCTTGGGCGAACATTGGCAAGCAAAGTAGCCAAGCTACCACGACCATGACACAAACACCGACACCGACAAATTGAGACATCTTCACAATAGTTTTCCTTAACCAAACGAACAAACAAAACCAGTGGTGGCTCACTGGCAAAACACGACTGTAGCTCACACAGGGAGGGTTCTAAGCATCGAAGTTGATGCTTAGAACTGAGATTGACAGATAATCGAACAACAAACTAGAACGTCACTTTGTCAACGTGAACGATCTTCTCCATTGTAGGATCGTCAACCGACTTGATCTGAAGCTTGTTCGAACTTTCGAACACGTCTTCAACGGTCCACTCCATTTCCAAGTGGGTCACTTTGGAACCCTTAGAAGGGAGGGCACTCGGACTCGCCTGTGATGGGGCAGCAGTCTGGGTTTGGGCCGTAGCAACCGATGGACTTGCAGAACTCGATGCCGACCCAACTACGTTTGGGCTTGGCACCGAAGGAGCGATGCTGTCTGTAGGCTCGATGTGCTGTTCGACGGTTGCTAAACGGATACCCTTGTTGTCATCCAGACGATTGTATTGGTCTTGGATGATTTCGAAGTGCAACGAGTGACCTTCCTTCTGCAAGAAGTATTCACCGATCTCAGCAGGACTGTCATGACCGACCCGAACTTCTCTGGGGAGACCGAGACGTTCCATGTCGTTGAGGAAAATCTCGTACCGACCAGCAGCCGTCATGTTGGTAGAATCGCTGAACCAGTAGGTCTTGCGAAGTTGTTTGCCAGCATGGTCTGGATGGTCGATGATGTTCAGAACGATCTGAGCATATGCCGAGCCTTCCTTGAAGGAACCATCGGGGTTCGTCTTGTCTTTCGACTTGTCGAACTTGAAGTCCGTGATGATGCACACACCTGTGGACCCAACGGGTACAGGAATGTTTTGCATCCTCGATTCAGCACTCTTGGCTTCCTCGATGCGGGTTTGGTTCTTGCCATAGAAGGACATGAAACTTGCAGATACTTCGGATTTTTTGGACATAGTAAATTCTCTTCTGAAAACAAACAAACAAACAAACGAGTTTTGATCTTATAGCAACTACATGTTGTCTGAATAAAAAAATCAAAACACAAACACGAACGACACTAACCAGTCGGGGAAGCTTTTACCCATTCCTTTCTAATAGCTTCCGGAAAATGTTTGGACAAGTTCTTCCAGGCTTCCTGGGGTGACTTACCCATGTTGATGATTGGAGGCATACCCCATCGGTTCTTGGCTTGGTGGGCAGCAGACACGGTAGTATAGATAACTCGGTTGTCATCTTCCCGTGCTTTGCCTTCCATTGCCAAACCACCTTTGGCCGAATCGGTAACTCGATTGATGTCGATTGACAAGTTGAGAAAGAATATAAATCCTGCCCAAGCTGTCAAGACGGATCGCATACCAAGACCTTTGTCATTGTCATCAAGGTTGATGATATGACTGATGTAGTCTGGACCCATCGAGTTTGCCATTGTAGTTGTACCTACGTGTCCTAACAGGATGATGTTGACCCCGTCGTTCGTCTTGTTAGTACATAGGTCAAGAAACTGTTGAAACACCACAGGTGATTCTTGTCTTGGACCTTTACTGTAAGAGTTGAACTGCATCCAGTCATTCTTGTAGAACTGTTGACAAACGTGTTCAAAGATTTTGCTTTGCAAGCCCTTAGTCGAGTCAATCAGGATTGTACCCTTAGTGACTTTTGTAATTGCTTGAGCAAGTTGTTGGAACGAAGTAATGATGTAGTTCAGACTATTCTCTGGAACTTGACCTACTACTTCAAGGTCTTGGTAGCCAGTTTCACCGATTGACATACAGTGAACTGGACCTGGAAACTGGAGGCCAAGGCTGGTCTTACCCATACCTTCACGACCGTAAATAACACCTGCCATACCACGTATAGCCAAAATAAATCTCCTAAAACAAGAGGGACGGACAGACTACAAATTGTTGTCTGCTTTTCGGGTGGCATCTTCTGGGGTGAAGGTGCCGGTTGGGTATCGTTTACGAAGTTTGGCTTCGTTTGCGTTGAGTATGTCTTGGAGAGTCAAGTTAAGGTCAACAGTAGCAAACACAGTGATGAATGCCCAGAATCCACGAATGTATATCGGGAGTAGTGACCAGTCTGCTGTACGGTAGTACAACACACGTTTGACATAATCCAGGAAACCTTCAACGTACTGTGGAAAGTCGATGGTTTCGTAATTCTTGTACGTTGGGAGTAACTCGACGTAATCGTTACACAGCATTACAACAGAGATTTCCATCACAGCCAGTTGCATACGTTTGTCGAGGGATTCGGCAGACAAGTAGTCTCCGTGTTTTTCATTCAAAGCACGGTCGAAGATCAACGTGTACGGATGCTTGGCGGGGCCTTCTTTGGTCAGCAAGTCAATGATTTCATTTTCATCACGACCAAACAATTCCTGGGGTGGAATGAGTTCGGGGTAGTCTTTTTTGTACGTTACATCGACCGGGTCCCGGAATTCTGGACGATGCATCGTTGTTGCAACGTACTTGTCCATGGTGTTTTCCAACATGGCGACGTAGTAGCAAAGGTCTCCCAGTTCTTTGATGTATGCTGTTCGAGCTGGCGATCCTTGTGAAGTGTCTCCACCGAACAGGAAGTCGAGTCGAGCTTCACACACTTCGAATGCTTCTCCGGCGATGCCGAGAGTACAGTGGTTAAAGTCGTCACGAACGATATGTTCTGGGTCGGTGAATTGGCTAGCTGCGAACGTGGTAAGTACGAAGTTGTGGTACGGGTTGGTACGAGGACGAATTTTCATTAGTTTTCTCCGTGGAGTTCTTTGAACAGGTGAGGGACTGGAACAAGGGATTCGAGTGGTAAAGCTCCAGTAAGATACTGATAGTAGTCTTTCTTGTACGAGTCTGTTCGAGCAGGGTCGAACAAACGTAGCGGTCGTTTGTGGAACAAGTGATTGTAGCAGTCAGGATTAAATGGATCAAAACTGTCGGCTAACGTGTACTCGTACATGTAACACAAACTGTCAATGATGGGATCAAGAACCTCCTTTCGATATTGGGTCACGACTTCCCTGGGGTGGGTACTGATATGCTGGTCTACCCAGAATATCTTGTTACGAGCAACTGGGTACTCTTTGTAAGCAGTACAGTTGTTGTACAGACGTTCGATGTAGAACTTGTGTCGTTCTCCAGCTTGTCTTGGTGGACAGTTCCATTGGACTTCTGGTATACGAAGAATATCGTACACAACGTGGTCACAAAATTCACCTAACAGTTCCATAGCATGAAGATACAGATTGAGTTGAAGATCGGTGCGAATTTCTTGTCGATGCTGTAGCTTGTCGTGCCTTCCCTTACACTTGTGTTCGACAAGTATACGAGATTTGTCGAGTGATAATCCCATAGGGACTGAACTGTAGTCAAAGTTACCGTTCCGTCTACCAATACCGTCAATCTTACCCATGAGTGAGATTGTGAAGTTCTTGGTACGATACGGTTCTTTGAACTGACGTTCTGTCTCAACATCGAAGTACAATTTGAATCTATCGTCATACAACTTCATCATTTCCTGGACGGAGTGAATGGTTGTTGGATCGATAGATACGTATTTGCTTTCTTCTTGCTTGAGAACTTCTTGAACAGTAGTTCGATGTTCTTCGGACAGGCTATGGTAGAGTTCAGGCCACTGGAGTGTAACCTCTAGTAACTTGTGCATCATGTTACCCCACATCAAGTTTTGATTGAGTTGGGATGGTTCTTCAAGTCCGAGTCCGTAATAAAGTACGAAACTGAACGGGTCTTGAAGGTATTTCGACAAAAGGGATTGTGTTATTCCTCCGTCGATTGGGCCTCGCCATTTCCATTGCATGTCGGTATCTCTCCTGGTGTGTAGATGATAAAATTTTCCCCAACTTTAGGGTCAGAAAGTGGTTTTAGAACTGGCGGTGTTTCCTGGGGTGGGGTTCTGTAGGTGGTCGGTGTTGGTCGAACTTGGAGGTCTTTTGCACAGTACGAAGTTGGTGGTGGTACTGGAGTGTTTGCAAGTACAAGTTCTCGTACACGCACTGATTGTTTTCGACCTTCTAAGACACAATACAGATGTCCTGCCAAATCTTCAACAGTTTTTATTACTTTGTAGATAGGTTCGTCATAAGCATGGATATGTTGTACAGTGTCTCCGGGTTGAAAGACATATTGTCGGTAAACTTGTGGGTGTTCCTTAAGAGAAAATGACTTACCGACAAGTTCTGACTGTACATGCAAAGAAATACGTTCGTTCATTTTTGTTCTGTCAGAAGGGTAAATCTTTTCTCCACGTTCCAGTGGTCTGTAGTCTGACCAGTTGAAAGACTTCTCTTTAGTATCGGTCTCGAAGTCTAATCGACTGTCTGGTTGTTGAAGAATTTTGGCTAAGTTTTTTGCAACTGTTTCTGTATCATAGGCAACTTGCTGGGGAGTGTTTGCAAGTACAGCGTCAGATCGAACTTGTGCAGCTTTTGCACCTTTCTCTTGCATGGCTTGTCGAAAGTTGTCAAGATTTTTTGTAAGAACAGGGTCAGGTTCTTTGTTGCAGATCAGGGTTTCATTTAACGCAGGTATGTCGATACTTTTTGGTTGGTGCAGGGGTAGTCCGTCAGGGCAGTTGTCGTAACCGACTTGTAGTGCGTCTGATACGTAGTCGATGGGGTCACGGACTATGATGTTGGTAATCTTATCACCGATACAAAAGTCAATTCTTGTACCCACAAGTCCAATGTCGTTTTCTCGGAATTTGAATTCACAAAAAGCAACGATTGCTTGGGGGTCGATAAAGACACGCAGGTTTTCGATGGTCATGAATTGAACAAAAGGTTTCATGGTGGATGGTTTACCTTGTGGTGAGAGTTTGGATAAAGTTTGTGAGTTTGTTGACTTCTCTACGGCATTCCAAAAGTTTGTATTCTTTTTGTAGGAACTTGTAAAGAGGTTCTCGGAACAAAGTGTGAGTAGGGTAACGGAGAGAGACAAATTGGTTTCGTTTGACGGAGTTTCCAACGTAAACTACACCGTGAGGTTTGAAGGAACCAGCTAGTTCGGTAATATGCTCAGCACAAAGATTGACCTCTTTTGAGCTAGGTGGTCTACCTTGATTGATAACGTCCGCATACGTTCCTGGGGTGGAAAGGAATTCATTGGCTTCATCTTGTTCGGTAGACAAGAATTCTTTTCCGTCAGGTTTGTAGAGTCGAACGATATCTTTGGTTTCACAACACACGGTGTGTGTCATGCAGTAGTCGATGCTTAGACGAAGTTCTGAGATTATAAAGTCAAGAACTCGTCCGGCAAATCCAGTAAAAGGAATCCCTGTGTTAGCGTCGGTTCGGTCTGGGGCTTCTCCGATGAACAAGAGTCGTTTGGGGTTGGTGTTTCCGTAGGTGTGCTTTCCATCCCTTCTAACGGCCACGATTCTGCGTCCTGTGGCAAGTAAGCATCGGTTGCACTTACCCCAGTCGGCATGGCCTGTATGACTATTGTAGTAGAGCTTAGTGCCTGGTATCTTATGCCCGACAGGATTTTGTTTATCATTTCCAGACTGCATTTGCGGTCTCCGTTAAGAATTGCATGGAAGTTGGGTGGTGACATACCGATCTTCTCGCAATACTGGCGATAATTGCCAGGTGCATGACGATCAATAAGGTCTTTTATTAAGTAACCTTCTCGCTGCTTCAGCAAGATTGTTGGGTTGAAGTTCGGATCGTTGGGTCTGGGAATAATCAAACTTTCTGATTCCGGGGTGACGTCCTTCAAGGACGAATTTAATGGTGTCGATTGTTCGTCTTTCATCTGATTTTAGGTCCGCTGACATAAAGTAAAGAATGATCCAGCCAGCCATGACCAGATCGTTGTGTTTTCTGTAGTCTCGTTGCATTCCTTTGTAACTCAAGTGTCCTGTACCATAACCTTGCAGTTCGACTACTATCTTTTCCTGGGGGAAGCAGAAGTCTAGTTCCCACTTGTTTGATAAGTGAACTGTGTGGTGGTGGACAATGGGGTAGGTGCTGTGAGATTTCCATACTTGGTGAAAGTTTTCTTCGAAGTTACTGTCGTAGATTGCTTTCTTGGGTCGGTATGCTTTTTTCATAATCATCCATTGGTTTGGGTGCAAATTGCACGCCTATCATTAGTAATGACTTCCGTGCTTCTGACAGGTGTTTCAGACAATCTTGAAAAGAGTCTGACATCAAGACGAAGTTGTCTGTGATGACGTTGGGGCCGAACTTTTCTGGGGAGGGTGGGAATCCTTGTCTGCTGGTGACAGTGGGTACGTGTTGATGGTCGAAGTTCATTGCAGATAGCTGTGCAGCCATTTTGATACAGGCTTCGATCTGGGTGTACAGTGTGTATTCTGGGTGTTGTTGAGTCACGATATAAATCCTTTAGGAAAGGGACGAAACGAAAGCTAAGGGTTAGTTTGCTGTCAGTTGGCTAAGAATAAATTCTTTCGCTGTTTCAAATGTTGCGTTAAGCAAATACGTTCCAGTAGGCTTTCCGTGCTCCAGGCAAAACAAAACTGGCAATTGCTGAATTGTCGGGCAAACTACGCCACCTTTGAGGTAGATCGGACCGCCATATGCTTGATTGTGAAAAACCGTCAAGCATGTAAAATTGTTGTCTTTCTCAGAGATGCTGTCTAGCTGGCTGTGCAAATCGAACATCGTGTAGTCATCTACCAAAATGAACGTCTTCTTTCCATCTGGTTTTTTGTAACTGGAATCAAAAGACCCCCATCCAACTAAAAACTCAGGGTAGTTTGGCATAACAAGTTTCCTTAAGTAAGGGACGAAACAAAGTGGACGGTTATCGGGTTCTGTTGTCAGTTAGTATGACACAACTTTCGTCGTATCTGTTTGGATCAATTCTTTCGCATGTTGAGTGTTGGGTATTAAGCCAGGTTTCAGCACCTTCTTCAGCGTGTTGTTGAGCTGCGATATATCGAGCATCATTTACTGAAGTAGCACAGACTATGAAGCTGTCAACTACATCGTATCGAAGTTCAAAAGGTTTGTGTCGGCGAAGTATGTAAAAGTGACGTTTTGGTGGTGTCATTTAGATGAATCCTAATCGGGTTTTTGGTGTAGAGGATGGTTCTGGTTCGTACCTGGCTCGGAGAGTTACGTTTCCTACTTCATCGTCAGGTACATAAAGTTTACTAAGACCCCATAATGCTAATGGAATATCGGAGTCGGAGTCAGTATCGTCTATTCTAACTGTTTGTGCGAGTTGTTCTGGGGTGAGTAATTTGAGCAACTCAAGAAGTTCAAGGTAGGTCATGGTTAGTCAAGGTTTCCTGTGTGGCGTGATGGATTTAGCTGATCTGAAACAGATCCATCTAAACCATCCTTGGTTTCGGTGGGGAGGTCTTTGTCGGATTCTTCTTTGGCAAAGTAGTGGATTCCGACTGGGCATCGAGGAATACCTGAGTCGGTTAGTCCCTCGAATTCGACTTTGAGCCACTTACCGATGTAGTTCTCTTTGTAGACAAGAATTTGTTGTCGTTTGGATCGAGTACCACGGAACGAACAACGAAATTCTCTGCCGTGTGAAGTAGCACAAACAAACACACCTTCCTTATTTGTTCCTGGGAGGACGTCGATGATTTCAAATTCTGAGTCGACAAAAGACTTCATCTTGAGTAGACCGGCAGATCGTTTGTTGATTTCGTATGGAGCATTGGCGTCACGAATCATCATGCCTTCGTACTTGAGAGACTTGTACTCGTCAAATTGATCTTGAAGTTCTTCATCGGTAGGGCAAGTATCGTACAAGATGGTATGAACAACCTTGAATGGACACTTGCGAGAGAAGTAGCGTACTTTCTGGAAAGGGTGTGAAGGATCGGTACGGACTTTGATGTAAAAATCTTCCATGATGCTCACAACTCGTTGAACTTCTTCGATACGAGCTGAAAATGGTGCCTCAGTGTCGATAATGTCGAATACGTGGTACTCGATTTCTTGACAAGCAATCAGGTCGGGTGTGTTACGCATGACATACGAGTAAATCGTCTGTAATGGTGTGTTTGGGATAATGAGTTCACCGTCGAGCTTGATACCGTCTGGTATTTTGCTCAAGTACAACTCGATGTGAGGACAACTTGTGAATAGTTGGTTCTTTCTTGACAAGAGTCCTTCCTTGGACATCACACAACGAATACCGTCCAGCTTTGGTTGGAGTGCTGTCGAGTGGAACTTAGGGTTCCGCTTGTATTCCTGGGCGAGCATTGGAAGGGAAGGTTGTGATGTTGGTATTGATCGAGAGTAACCTTTACGGTCAATCTGGTAGTTGATTCGGCTTTGGTAGTCAGAGAGCTTGGATTCTGGGAGAGTTTGACTACCGTGCTGTACTTCTTCTGCTCCTGGGAAGGTAGACTTACGTCCCCATGTTAGTACGAGTAGAGAAGTTTCTTCGTTGTACTCGGCTGTCCACCAAGTAAGGTCGTTGAAGTTGTTGAGGCAGTAGAGTGTTGTTTTCATAGTGTAAAGTGAGAGAGTGAGAGTGATAACAAAGGTGAGAGTTAGCCTACAACTTTGATGGTTTTGGTGTTGACAAAGTTTTCGGCAGAGGATTGTAAGTTGTCGACAACGATCGAGCCGGATGAACCGTCTCGGTTTTTGAATGTTATATGGAAACTTGGATTTCGATACAACATTTTGTCGAGTGCAAATAAGTTTGTTAGCACGACTAACAACAAAGAAGCCATTTCTCCTCTTGTTTTGATGATGTCGTTTGTTTCTTCGCAAGTTGGTTTCTGGGGATACTGCACAGCTGTATCAAAGTAAAGCGGTGCTGATACCCAGGCTTGCAAAAGAGGAGACAACGGATTGTCTTGGTATTGTTGTGCAAAGAATTGAAAACAATCTTCGCTGATTACCTCAATGTAAGCACGTTTTTGTTCAATCGGAAGGGAATGGTATTGTTCTTCATGCATTGTGAGAGTTCCTTGAGAAAGTGAGAGTGAGAAATAGAGGGAAACAGAGGGTTAGTTGTTAAAATTGTGAGTTTATAATTACACGTACATCCCTTTGATGTGTCCAAGCGTTCGCCAAAGCCCAGATCTTATCTGTTGCTCCGACATGCTGCCGTCTTCGATCATTGACTTAAGCACGGGATACCCATGTATTTCCTTGACCCCATCGACCTCAAGTCTCTTAAACACGAAAACGAAATACCTTTTTGACTCATCTTCGGTCAGCTCGCAGGATTCGACTATAGGGGTTAAATGGTGTTGTATGCTACCTAACGCTCGACGGCAAACCTGCACAGCATCTATGTTTTTTGTTGTCAGACGAAGTATGTAAAAGTGACGTTTTGGTTGTGTCATGGTTTTGTTGTCTCGTTATGAAAGTTTTCTAGTCGTTGAAAAGGTAGTACAGGTCGGACTTGGTACGGGTGTGAGCAACAAAGTCTACGTTCTTTTCTTGCTCGATTTGGTCAGGAGTTTCGGCTTTGGACGATGGAACTGGTGGATTGAGGAGTCCAACCACCTTAGCTTCCAAGCCTTTAGCTTTGTGAACTGTTGACAAAACAACGTGTTGGGAGCCTTTTGGTGGCTGTAAAAGTTGTTTTAGCATTGGTTCGAAGTCATCAAGACTGTTGCAAGACTTGAGAACGTGTCGAATACAGTCAAACTTGTCTTTGTTGGCTTGCTTTGCCATAGCATTGCCAACTTCGAGAGTACGTTGTTCGTACTGTGCAAGTTTGAGTAGTAAATCTTCGATGTTGCTAGCTCGTCGGTTGGCAACTGTGCTGATTAGGTTCTTAATCAGGCTACCACCGAGAGATTTGCATGGAATACCAGCTTTGACGTACTGTAAAGCTAGTTTGACCAATGGAGCATTGTATCGACACACAATCATAGGATTTTTGTCCTTAGAATTGGCATGTTCACTCAACTCGTTGAGGGTAGTTTGGGTCCATTCGATGATGTTTTCGGCTACAATTCGACCAATAATACCGTCTTTTTTGCCCTCAATGGTACGAATTTGGGCCGTAGGACGGATTTTATTAGCCAAAGCAGCTATGTTTGGTGGTAGCCGAAACGACAATCTGAGGGGTAAATTAGCCACACAATACTCACTGATACGTTCCATAGAGTGTGGATCAGCACCATTCCAGCCGTTAATTGCTTGGTTATTGTCACCTACAAACACCAAATTCTTGGCTAATTTGAGGCTAAGAGCCAGTCTAGCTGGTGACAAGTCCTGACATTCGTCAACAAAACCGATTTCGTGTGGTGGAGTCTTGATTAAGAACAAAGCCAACCACACTTGCATCATGTAAGTGATACCGATTCGACGATCGACAGTTTTCATTGCTCGAATAATCTCCGAGCATTGAGAAATCATATCTGGGTGGATTTTGTACGGTGCAAGCTCACTGTACTTTGCTTGCAGGGCATACAGGTTTTCCTGGGTGATGTCGAGTAGTTCTTCTTGGAGCTTCTCGACGAAACGTAGAGAACTGATCCAGTCGAATCGTCGTTTGTTTTGACTCATAGTTTGACCTGTGAGCTTCTCGACAATAGCTTCTCCGGCTCGTTCGTTAACTGGAACATAACCGTAGGCTTTTTGGATGATCGAGTAACCCCAACCGTGGTGAGTTTTTACGTCAGTATCTTTGTGGATACGAGGTTTGAGGTCATCGACCGTGGTGTTATTGTAGGCCATGTAGATCGCTTTATGGCAATCAAGACCAACCACGGCCACGTCCGGTTTCCTGGGGAAGTTGCCTCTACACCATTGGTAGATAGCAGCTTGTTCTGGTGTGTTTTGGAACCGAGTAAGCCACATGACAGGGTTTGCTGACTTGTAGTACAAGTAAGCATCGACGATTGTACTGGTTTTACCGCAACCAGGTCCAGCGTTAATTAGTAGGTTTGGCATTTGTGAGAGCTATGTAGTTGGAAGAAATATGGAATATGAGGTTGTGTACAAGTCTTTTGCCCTTACGTTGAGCAATGAACTTTTGTCCGAGAATGTCAATCTCAATGTTGTCAAACTTTACACCTTTTTTGTAGGGAAAGAAACTGACAGTGAGAGTTACATTGTGATAGAGGATTCGGCCTGTGGTTGGATCGAGGATTTCTGCTCGATCATAGGAGAAGATGGAACTAGGACGATTGTTGATCGGTACGTTTGACATGCGTTGTTCCATGATCTGTTTTGAAAATCTTGTGCCACTTTCTCTTTTCTTTATTTGCTCTTGCATTGAATTTTTTGACACGTTTGGCTTCCTTGTCAAACTCAGCACAGAATTGCTCATAAGTAAAACCTGGATAGTGGCGTTTGGCGACTTCACAAAGTTTTGTTGAGATCAACTTTGTGTAATCAAGGTCGTCTCTTACTTTGTTGAATTTAGAAACGAGTTCTTGGTAGAATCCTTCTTGCTTACCAATGATTCCTTCGAGTCGAGCTTTTTCTTGAGTCGAGCTGTTAATACTAGCTTGCAGCAGTTCATTTTCTGCATTAAGTTGATCGACAGTTCTTTGGAGCTGGGTGTTCTTTTCGATTATCAGTCGAAGTTCTTCACGAAGATCGTCTATAACTTTTTGTGCTTCTGCTTTTTCTCGAATAACTGATCCAGTTTTTCTTTTAATCGGATCAATGATGTCTTGAACAAACTCAGATAGCTGTCTGTGCATACTGAGAAATTCTAGAAGGTCGTCCGCACTTTTGATTGTGATTTCCATAATCAGGTTTTCCTTGTGAGAGTGTAAACAAAAACGGTGAGAGAAATTGGGAGAGTTGAGAGAATGAGGTAATCAAGAGTTACGAGTAGCTGGGTCACCGTCTGGGTCGTTTCCTGGGGTGGGTGGTGGTTGGATAGATGGGAAGCAGACAGAGCCTACTATGATTCCGGTAAGGAACGTGAAAGCACAAGACAAGATGGTTGAAACGATGAGAAGATTGGTGTCGATGGTGAACATGAGTGAGATAGGCATCCTAATGGAACAACGAATTTGAGGGAAGATCTTCCGACTGGTGAAACCGTAACTTTAATTCCACCTGATTTCATCAAATATACTTGATGAAACTTAACTTTCTTTCCGACGTATTGAGTAAATCTTGTGTTACCAGAAAACTCAGCAAACCCTCTTGCGTATTCATTGATAACAAGGTCGGTCTTGATTAGATGGTCTCGGAGAGACATAAACAATCCAGACCAAGACATCACCGGCTCCGGTGTTTCTGGGGTAGTCATAGTTTGATAACACAAATTTGGGTGAGAGACTTGTAACGAATGTTGAAGGTGGTTGTGCCTCTAAGTGAGGCAGCATCTTCTTTGTTGATGTAACGACCATCGTGAGGACTAGAAATGTCTTTGATTAGGAAGTCTTCGTTGGCTTCCCAGTCAGCAAGAACAGCTTTCTTAGATTTGTAGTCACGACCGTAAGCAGGAACGAGTGTAAGATACATAACGAGGTACTCCAAAGAATGGAACGAAACGGAACGGGTTAGAGACTGATGGTACATTCATCGAACATACGAAAAAGCTCGTGGTACTTGTATTCGTAGTCGAACATGATCCAGAGTGGACGGAGAAGTTCGAGTGTGTCGATTGCTTGTTGACGAAGTATTTGTCGATTGCCGAGAGGAATGTTTGTGTTTGTCATATGATTGTACATTTCATACAACGAATCTTTTTGTCGGAGAAGAATAGGGTCAATCTTATCTGTATCGACCCGAAAAAATCTAGCTTCACAGTTTTGATTTTGAGGGTACGGAATGAATGGGGCTGGAGTGTTATTCATGATATCTTCCTATGATATTAAACTGACGATTTTGAAAAGACTGTACACGAACGAGATGCGAAAACGTATCATTTTGTGATACTTGACTGTGCTTGCTTTAGCATTTCTGCTATGCTAGGCTTGGGCTGCACTTGTTTCCTGGGTGGAGAAAGAGATAGTGCTTTGTGGGTGTTAGCTGCTGGACCGTAGTTTTTAGGTTTAGCACCTGAACGATTGTGGTGGATGTCGATGAGATACTTACCACGAGGTTTACGAATGATACGAACCATAACGAGTTTCCTTACGAAGAAGATGCTGGATGATAAGGTTCGATTTCAGAGTGACTAAAGACATCAGACGTACTACCAATCTGAATACGATACACAAGTCCATCGTACATATCACGAATTTCTTTGATAATACCAACACCTAAAGGTGTCTCGACTTGATCCCCGACTTGGTATTCCATAACGAGTTTCCTTAAACAAGGGACGAAACAAACGGAGAGTTAGACGAACTTGACACAAAGCCCATGAGGTGCAAGTAGATTATTGAGGGGGACCAGCAGTTCTTTCTGGGGGTAGACGTCTAACTTGATGATGGACTGAGTTAGAGGACTGTCGAGGATAGATCGACGTAGTTGGACTGTAAAGGGTGGAACGTGTCTTTTGAGTTGAGAAGGGAATTTTGTTTTCTCAGGAATTGAAATACCACGAGCCAACAAAAGACAGCCG